TCTATTATGGAACTCTTAGATAGGGAGGTGACATGATACAGCCAAAGAAAGAAAGCATCGATCAAATAATAAACACAATGCAAGATCAAATCATGGATTTGAGCCAAGAAATTGTAGAAAAAAAGTGTAGAGAAACATACGTTTCTACAATGAAAAATATAATTTATTATTTGATGCTCGACTTAAACAGAACACAGGTCACTTCTGCTCATACGAATAAATTAGAGGATCAATACGGAATAAAACCCAAAGACCAAGAAAAACTAAAAAGAGCATTTAGGCAGTGTTTCAACGATAATTTCGATCAATTATGGGGGGCGAAACAATGATACAGCCAAAGAAACAAGTGAATAACATTTACGGCTATATCCGAGTATCGTCGGAGCAGCAAGTCAAAGAC